ATCTGTGATTTATCTTTGATGTCATATCCTTTTGGTATATGAACTGACGGATCGGTGTAACCATCTTCTTTGTATGTATAATAAAGATTTGGATAACCTCGGTCAATTATTTGTTGAATCACAGCCCAACCAATGTTTGCATTTTCAACTACAAGAAGGGCATCATTATATTCCGTTGCCATAGATACAAGCAAATTACCGAAAGATTTTGTATCTAACTTACCTTGATACTCTGCAACTTGTTCCACATTTTCAATGTCTATAACATGAAATGTAGAAAAGTCCTTACCATCTCCACGGGCTACGTCAGCAGAAATCATATATGACTTATTGGGGTCTGGATCATTCCATATCCAAAGGGCACCTTCGGCACCTCTTTTCTCTCTTGGTTCAGTAATATATGTCTTTTGATACCAGTCAATGATATTACCATCTACAACAGATTTACCAGATGAAAGGAAGTCACCATCACATTCTTGGGCAGCAAGTGCTGGGCCAAGAATGATGTCTTGTTGATCTCTCCAAGATTGGTCACGTTCAGGGTGAACTGTCCAGTGAAGGAAGATTGGATTGAAGGCACTTCTACCAGTCTTTGCGTTAACCCACTGTTTGTGATAAAAATTACCAACTCCGTTAGGAGTAGAGTTGATAATTGCAGAACCACCAGTGTTGATTGTAGACTGTGCAGAGGCCCAAATTTCCTCAATGTTATCAATGAAGGCGGCCTCGTCAATAATGAGAAGTGAAAGAGCTTCCGAACGAGCTGCATCTGCTGCGGCTGAAACAGCTTTTATCTGTGAGCCATTCTTGAAACGAAGTGAGAGTTTGTTATCTTCTACTACCGCAGTTTTCAACCACGATGGAAGATTATCGTACATAACTCGAACCTTCGTTACAAGATTCTTCGCAGTTTCTTGTTTGGTGGCAATAACGAGAATGTTTTGGTCTGTTTGAAACAACATCAACCAAAGTGAGTAACCTGCAATAAGAGTCGAGATACCCAACTGACGTGATTTTAGACAGATGTTGTATCTTTCATTTTGAAAATCTTTGAGAACATCTTCTTGGAAGTTCCACAATTCAAATAGGATTTTACCACGAACAGGGTGCTGAATCTTCGCATACTTCTTCATAAAGTGTATAGGATCAGATGCACACTTAACGTACTCTTGTTTTATTATGTCTCTTATGTTATGACTCATCGGGTTGCAATAAAAACTATAACAGTTGTTAGAACACCAGCACCAAACCAAAGACGATTATCATCATACCATTTTGGTGTCAAATGTTCGATTTGTCTTTTTAGTTGATCATTTTGTCTGTTTACTAAATCAAGTGTTTGTTCACGATTCATCAGTTGTTGTTCGAATAAACTAACTCTATCAGAATAAACACCTATCAATTTATCTTGTGCCGAAATAATTGATGACTTATATTTGGAAGAGTCTTGTAGTAATTGAATCTTATTCGCAAGAATCAAAATCTCTGGTTTCGATAAGCACATAACAGAGTCTTTTTGTCCGTATGCAACTGATGAACATAAGATCATCATTAATACCCATAACAATTTCATATCATTTCCTTATGAAGTCAAAAATAAACTTAGCGGCAGAATCTGAACTCTTTATTTCGGGTCTTTGCTGAGACGGGAAGTTATTTATGATGTTTGTTACATCACTTTTCTGATTCTCTAAAAGGGAATCTAGTTCATTTGCCTTGATAGTTAGTACATCATTTTCTCTGTTCTTTACAGAGATTTCAACATTCAAACTATCTATAATTCTTTGATTTTTTGCAAGAAACAATTCACTTTGGTATTTGTTATACAAAGACAAACCGATTATACCGATTATGATACCCAACAAAAAAATGAACTGTTTTGTCTTTACTATCTCGATGATCCAATAGAATGTTGGATTACTTCTTTGGATAAGTTGAAACCATTTTTGCTTTGCCACGACCAGTAGCTCCTTTCTTACGTTTTCTCGTAACTGCACTTCTTTTTTGTTTTTTGGTCATTCCTGATGCTTTTGATGCTGGTACACATTTAGGATAGGCTCGTTTACCACCTTTTCTTGCCTTTGTACCGGCCGATGCACCACATGGAGGATGACCACCTGACTTTGTTTTTCTACTAATATCTACCCATTTTTCTTTGAACCACTTACGAAGACCACCAGAAGGTTTCTTTCCTTCCATGAGATAGCCTTTGACGTATTCACGTATAACTAAACGGGCAATATGTTCTTGACATGGTGTCATATAGATAAATATAGTAAACTCACGGTAATTTAACAAATCTATTCATTTTAGTGAAGACTTGATTTCCGAAAGGATTGAAATCTTGACGAGGTTCTGTTGTTAGATAAAGATCTATTGTTTGTAACTTTTTGCGAAGTCTACCCTTAAACCATCTATCTATATATTGGTTTAATTCTGCGATCTTTTCATCAAGTATCTGTTCAAATGGACCTCTCATTATTTCTAGACCACGTTGTTTTGGTGAACTTATATTGAACGGTGGTCCTGCCCATATTGAAGAAGGACTTTCAATTGGATCCCTGAATGTGAATATACTCTTTGGTAAACCGATCATATTCGGTGCGTCTATAAACTTTGTTTGTGTTGAATCCCAAAATGGAAACAATCCAACGTTTTGCATATCCAGTGTTATGTAAAACTGATATTCGTCTGTTCCGTCTGTTCTTCGTATTACTTGTTCACGCAATTCCATGATTATACCCAAGTAACTATTTCTATATCCAGATTCAAATCTATTCTTTGTTCTTTGACGAGAGTCAACTATTAAGTTTGGTTTAAATCTGTTTTGTGAAAGTTTTTGACGTATTATGTTACCAAAGAATTCTTGCGTAGTTTGATCCTGATTAACGTAAATGTCATCTATTGGTCTAAGATTTCCATCCGAACCTAGATTTATGTAATCAATATACTTGTCATCTGGACTGTTATCAAAACCAGTTGATGCATCAAAATAAGGATCTGCCAAACCAGACTTTATGTTATTGGCTCTGGCTAAAAGTTCGTTAGCCTTTCTTGGTATTATCTTACCCGAAGCCAATGCATCATTTATCATACGCTTTAAGTTATCAACTATTAGATTTACCTTATCCTGTGTTTGATTTGTTGCATCAGATTCTCCCTTTGCAATTGCGTCATTTAGACCATTAACGGTTTCAATATCATTACCATCTTGATCTTTTCCCGTTTGAGGTGGAGTTGGACCACTACCAGTACCACCACCAGTTCCCCCACCAGTTCCTCCATCGGGTTCTCCACCACCAAGATTTATACTTGGAATTGAAATACCGGGAATACTCAACATAGCAGTCCACGGTAAAACCAATGGAATCGGTGAAGGAACAGACGGTACAAGACCGCTGTATATACCCATGATAGTTAATTGGTGTTTTACAAGTGAGTTTGCAAATGCAGTTAGTGCTTGTTCCACATCGGTATTGTCAAACGTTCTTTTTAGTTCCATATCAAATCCAACAGGAATTCCAGGAAAAAGAACTTGACATCCAGTTGTAGGTGCAACCATAGGAGGCATTGCAGGTAATGGAGTGAAAATAGATCCAACCCAATACATACAGAATCCAGTTGCCATTAACGTAAAACCCGGTGTTATACCGGGTGGTTTAACTTGAAGTCCAAAGTTTACATTGAGTCCAGCAGACAAAAACGTTTTCAGAGTTTGTCTATCACCTTTAACAAGTTTTGCACCAAAGAAAGGTCCACTACTTGCAATGTTTGATAGATCATATGCAGTTGCTATTTTGTCAGCAGCATCATCTAGATTATTTACAGACCAAGTGTTCCAATATGGACGTAACAATGATTTGAATAATTCAACATTCATGATTATGTTTAGCACGTAAGTGCTTACCTATATTAGATATATCAATCAAACGATTACAATTAGGACATTCCACTTTTTTCTTTTTTAGTGCAGCTTCTGATTTTCTTTGTCTTGCGAGTTCTGGATCGGACAACTTCATCTTTTTCCCTCGGTTCCAAGCTGATTTTCCACGAGTTGATTTACCAGGATCTCCTTCCGATATACGTCTGTGAACTTCTTCTTTACTGTAAAGTTTTGTCCAATTTACTATTCTACCAGATTCATAACCTTCTTTTAGAATCTCAGAATGTTTTTTCCTATCCACTTTTGAAGCAGCGTTTTTTGCCCACTGTGATTTCTGCTCTTCTGTTCCAGAATGAAATCCTAATTTTAAATCTCGTGTTAAATTGCCTCCCTTTTTACCACCAACAGAAGCCCATTTTGTAAATTCATTTTTATGAATTTCTGCGTGTTCTTCTGGACTAACACATTGTAAATTAGAAATTTCGTTATTGAACGGATTTCCATCTATATGATGTATATGATAACCTTTGGGTATTTTTCCGTGATGAGATTCATAAATCTTACGGTAATTTACACCCGACTGTTTATGTTTTTTACTCATAATTACGTTTTATCTATGGCACCTTTTCCGCTCGATGGCCAACCGAATCTACAAGACCAGTATCTTGGTGTTGTTCTATCTTTTGCAGTATGACATTTATGCCTTGCACGGAATGATCTACGTCTTGCTGCATTTGATTTCTTAATCTTCATTGTTTTCTTACCACCTTCGCCTTTATGACCGAAGTTTACCTTCACAACGTTACCCTTTGGGTTCTTTACATAAACAGCAAACTTCTTTGGACCACCAGCAGTTCTGAATGGTTTTCCGAGTGATACTTTACGTCCACGGTATTCTGCTTCACCTAAAACTTGTGTACCTGATTCTTGAATACCAAAATGTAATTCTGTGATTTTACCACATCCATTTGTAGTGTACCCTTCAAGACGATATACTGGGTTTTCGATTGTGACCGATTCATTACGATAACCACCACCAGCGGCTTTGTATGCTTTTACAAGTGCTGCCGATGCGTATGCAGATGGCCAT